GTACAGGGCCAGTGTACGGAGCAACGATGGTATCAGTAACGCTAGGTGCAGAAGTCTGCAATTCAGTTGGCATGATTACCGTGTCTAGTTCCATGTAGTAGCTTTGGTCTGGAATAGGAGAGATGTAAATCTGACCTTGACCATACGTTGAAAAACAAACAGGCCTGCCAACATAGTTTTGATAGTAACGCAGTTGAGCATTAAAGTTTGTCCACGGTAAGTAGCGCAGCGGAATACGGCTGTTGCCCCAATATATGTTGACATTCATGATGTCTAACGTGTACTGACCGTTAGGCAAGGCGGCGTAATTAACAATTTCCGCATTGCTGGAGTATTGCAGCGTTGCCGTACCGTTGGTGAACGGGGCAGTAGGAGGAAACGTAGCGCCAGATGCCGGGTAAGGAGGGGGAGAACTATCAGTAGTCCCGCTACTAATCACTTCATAGATGAAGATGTTGGAGAACAAAAACTCACCGGCTGTTACAGGGGTGCTTGCAGCCCATGCAGTTGCTGCTACTCCAGTTGTAGATAACGGGGTCTGCGTAATTTGTAGAGTGCGTAAGCACCCTGTGTCTCTGACTACTCGCTCACGCGCACTATTGATGTAGTCCGTTAACTCAGCATCATCCCAGAAATTTCCGTTGGCATCGTGTAAGAGCCTGCGGACTTCCGATATGTAGGAAGTAAGTGTTGCCATGTTGCTTCCATTTTATGCTGCCCTTTGGGTAACTTTTCCCCCCACGGATTTCTCAATCCGCAGAGGTACTACGCTAACCGCCGAGGGTAACGAGCGGTGCTGTTCGGGAGCCTGAGAAGTTATTTCAAACTTGCTCAGTCTTTCAATCCCAGAATTTAGGTCTGAATGAGAACGTATCCAACCCAGACGGGCCAGATACGGTTCTTTATTCTCTGCACCGTAACCAAACACATGCTTTGCAACATGCATAGGAACTTCTACGGGTTTACCCTTGAGAAATTCATAGAAGATGCCACCGTACCCGTCTGTGAGTGCGGTTTCAGTTCTGTTGGTTACGAATACAGTTTCGGTCATACGTTCACAATGTCACCGTACACCGTAACTTCACAAGTTGCATCATTAGCAGTAGTTACTTTTACCCACAGAGCGCCAGACGAGTACACGTTAGAAACGGCATTCGCGGTAGGAGCAATGTCTTGAAAAGTAGTTGTGCTTGTGATGTTTGCAAGTTTGGTGGTAGCAAATACAGCGTTAGCAGCATTGCCATCGCTAGACGTAATGATACTTACGTTAGCGGTGGCAGCACTTGCGTTTGCATTTGAGATGGTGACACGGCGAACAATGAAGCTAGTACCAACCACAGACATCACGGCAGCAGCATTACTTACCGCATTTAGCGGAACTGGTACTGCTTGGGCAATAGCAAAATTGCCAAACCTGTCTGGAAGAAGAGAGCCTACATGGTTTGCGTTCATGTCAACTCCTTAACTTGTGTAAGTGCCAGGAGCGTTGTTACCACCATTAGAGGTGTACAGAGTCAAAGACTGAGTGCTGGTAGTTGCGTTTGCACGAACATTCCAACCGTCAGAAATAACAGTACCACCAGTATTGGCTGCAACATACGTTGTCCAAGCATTAGCACCAGCAGAGGTGTAAGCATTCACTTCAATAATCACGTTGTTCGTGGTTTGAGGAAGAATGTAAGCACCAGCAGGAACAAACTGAGCAGACGATACGCCAGCGTTCATCAAAGTTGTATTGCCAATACCAATAGAGGTAATGGTAATGCCTTGGAGATACGCACCAGCCGTATTAGTGGATGCGTTGGCGAGAAGGATTTTATTTAGAGACAATGACATGTTCTATGCTCCTTACAGCGAGAGGTAGTTGTAACCTGTCACCTTGGTCATCGACTTAGGCTTGACGTTCACCAACTCGGCAATCATCAAAACCGCACCGACATAACCAATTTGCCAGTTAGGAAGCGTCGATTCAAAACCTGTGAACACAAACGAACCTTGCTCATGGATGTAGAGCGAGAGATAGTTAGTGTTAAGGAAGTAAACCGTACCTTCTGGGCAGTATGGGTCTGGGTAGATAGGTACACCAGCAACCATCAATGCGCGGAAAGCCGCTTGTGGGCCGTTGTTGTCGCCATCAAATCCCGAGCCGGGGGTAATGACATATTGCTCTTGACCAACAAAGTCTTGAGCCAACAGAGTCCATGTACCAAAGCCGCAAACACCAAAGCTAGGCATCTCAGCACCGTTTTTCACAGTACCAGAAATGTATTGCAAGATGTTTTGACGGGTTGGGTTAACCGAGCCAGCAGCGTATTGCTTAGACTTCCACCATGTATAGGTAGAACGGTTAATGTTTCCGTAGGTTTGCAGAGTTGTACCATCATCAACAGCACCGGGCAGTCCAATGAACTGTTGGGTGTTAGTGGTGTTGTTGTACAAAGCCGTAGCCATTGCGTCCATCATCACGTTGGTGGCATCGTTCATACGAGCCTCAATCAACGGGATAATCGCTGCATCTTGTTGAACTGCGCCTTCCATACCGAGGAACGGCACGGGAGAAATCATCAGCTTCAAGTCGAATTCAGCGTTGTAAGCACCTTGTTGAACTGACGGTTGGGCAAAAGAGCCGCTGTAGTCAGACCATTGAGCATTTACAAACTGAGCGCCCTGTACGGGAACAGTTACAGAAGATACACCGCCACTAGCTTGCTGACTATTGCTAATCAGTGCTGCCAATAAAGGTGTCGAGTTATAAAGCTGGACAACCAGCTTAGGGATAAAGGCTCTACGAGTTACATAAGTCAGTTCAGTAAACTGATTCGACCCTGTAGCTGGTAGGATGCCGCCGCCAATAGCCATAAGGCCTCCTTACGTCACGATAGACAAAATAATACCCTCTTTTACAAACCGATAGGGCGAGTGGGCCTACGCAAATCACTCAATGCCCTTGCTGCTTCTTCACGCGCAGCACCGACAGGATTCTTCCAATACTTGTTAAGGTCAAACTGTTTAACAGGTGACGGGTTGTATCCAGAAGATGTTGGTACTGCTGCTTGTTTCATCCAGTTGTGATACTGGGCTGCTGTCTCATGGTTGGTAATACCTTGCTCCAGCATAATTTTTTCTACGTCTTTGACCTCTGATTCAGAAGAGATAAGACCCTTCTTGACCAAAGAGTTACGGCGACTTTGCAATTCTGCAATTGCATCACGCTCACGCAACTTTGCTTCCAAGGCTTGTACACGCATCTCTGACTGATTGACAGCATGGCGTGTAAAGTCTTCCATATCTAGTTCTGGAATCGGAAGGTCAGGTTTAACCTTCTTGGTCATCCGCAAGAACTCTTTACGAGTTTCGGGATTCTCAGCCAGCATCTGAGACAGGGAAGCCAGTTCATCACGGGCTTCTAAGGAGACATTTTCTAATGACATAGTGTTACCCTCTTTATACGATTAGATTACTTTTTTACCGTCAGCAGGCTTTTGCACTGCCATACCAGTTTTTCCAACTTTGCTAGGGCTATTAAGGCCACCAAACTGAGAAAAACGTGGGGTGTTAACCATTACGCCGTTGTTCTGATTGTTGTCAGTAGGACGGCGGGGGGCTGCTGCGCCGCGAGGCTTAAATAAATCCATGATGGACTCCTTACATTGGGGGTGGTTGTGGTGCGCCGGGTGAGGGCATACCGGGAATCGGCGCGCTTGCCATTGCTTTTCCCTCTGGGCTTGCGCCACCAGCTTGAGGTAGAGTTTGCAACATTTGCAGAATCTCTGACTGTTGCAATTCATTAGTTTTATTCTTGCGCGGCCCCATGAGGCCGGTCAAGGAACGAATAGCTGCAAGAGCCTTTTGCCCTTCCACTGACTCAGACCCTAGAGCGGGGAGCGATTGTTCTAGTAAGTCCATTGCCATGCCAACATTAATCATGGCAGCTTCTTTGCTACCCATCTTTGGCTCTGGGGTGGACATAGGAGAAGACATCGGAGGGGTTCCCTCGTCCGACATATCAGAAACGGCAGGCGCTCCAGTGGGCATACTTCCGGGGGCTGCTGCGCCAGCAGAACGACTGCCTCGCATTAACTCCATCAATTTATCCGAGGGTACACCCATAACTAACTCCTTTGGCGCGTTTGTAACACATACAAACAATTTGTCAATAGGTGACGGTTATTTATCATCCAACCGCCAATGATGCGCTGCTCTAGGCAATCAAGGTTTTACCCTTGATTACTTGCAAGACTTACGACCTTTACGACCTTTACGCATAATGCGCTCCTTCATAGAGGCGGCCACTTACTTACTAGGGGAAGCAGCCATACCCTTTCCTTACGGAACTCTTACCGGCGAGTCTTGCGACCACGTTTTGCTGTTTTGTACATAAAAAACTCCTGTTGGTTAACGCCGAGCATAGTCCCGTTGACTACGCCCACCGTTGGTTTTATACCCAACTTGCCGATATGTCAAGTTAGGGCTGGCCTCTCCCCGCTGTAGGTTAGAGGTATTTACTCTTGGCTGGTCTGCACGGGGTTGGGTAACCGCCATTTTTGGTGAACCTGTTGCTTCCATTATTCTTCCTTTGGTGGTGCTTTTTCTTTGGGAGGTGGCTGCTGCGCCGCTATTTCCTCTGCTTTTTTCTCCATAACTTTCAACCTGTCTTGCAACAGTTGTTTCATAGGAGGCTCTAGCAAATCAAGCAGGGATTCTTTGTCAATGACTTGTGCTTTGAACAAGTTAAATGCTAGTTGGCGCAAGTCTTCCATAAAAATGGGCGAGTTGCTGTGAGCATCCACTTTAACCACAAAATCATCGGTAAATTGTTCTGCAATGAACTTGTTACCATTCACATCTTTAAAGTGCGTATCGTCATAGACTTGCATACACTTGAGATACAGGGTTGCCAGCTTTTCTAAGCTGTCTTCAATAACCAGCGCACGTTTCTTAGCGCGGCTGCTACCAAGACGGGCAAGTTGACTAGCATGACCAGTAGAGCGCACCCCAGATTCACCCTTGCCTTGCAAAATAGAAGAGATACCAGAGGCCTCTTCAAACATGGCATCAATCTCACCAATTTCTCTAAACAAGTCAGGTGGAATAGTAGGCGCAAGTTTTTCTACCTTGGCATTGGGCATGTCAGTTGCCAGCAGGCCACCAGCCCGGTTAAGAGCAAAGTTCTTTTCATCCAAGATGCCGGTAAAGCCAATCAGGGCAGTAGGCGGCGATACCTGTTTACTCAGCAAGTCTAAAATTTCAGCCATACGCTTTGTGCGTAGCTGCTGCAAGTAAATTAGACGGGCAACTTCAGACGTACCCCAATAGTAATCGTACTGAGGGTTAGGACAAATTTGAATGAAAGGCAGTTCACCTTTTAAGAAGATGGATTCACCGCTGCGGTCATATACGATGATGTCCGGGTCTGCCTTGGTAACCACTTGGTAATCATTGGTGTCATCGTTCCACACCCATAACTCCGTCATCTCTACTGTCTCTTCCGCAACAACAGCCTTGTATCTGTTCATTCCAGACAAGTCCATATTGACGTTACCGTACATGGTTGGGTTGCTGGAAGAAAGAATAATTTTTTCTATGCCATTGGCAATTTCTGTTCTATCATGCTGAGTTGCGCTAACACGTTTGACAATCTGCTCACGTTTGGGATGCGAGTACAGACGGGAATACAACTCTGACTTAGTGATGTAGTACGTCTGGACAATAGCTTCTTGTCTGTCAGTGTATGGGCTGTCTTCACGCAGTACACCTATGCAAGCAGGCTCCACCATGTAGGGATGGATACCTTTATTGATAATCAGTTTTATAAAAGTAGAAGAGTAAGCCAGCGACCAGGAAACTGCTTGCGAAAAAACTTGGTCAGCATTACTGTTGAGCCACTCGTCATTGAGCGCACGGGTAAGACTAGGAATCTTGGTGTGTTCTGATTCTTCTACAGACGCACCAATATTGATGCTGAACCTAGTTGTCTCTGCTGAATACAGGAACGAGGTCAGTTGGTCAATGTGCGGAAATATTTTGTTGTAGATAGCAGGGGTTTCACTAGGCCCGTTACCAAACAAATACCAACTCCGTAGCGCCGCATAGTCAGGCCTGCGGTCTTCCCTTGACACTAGACACTTTTGTATCAGGTCAAGGTAGAAAATTTCCCTCTCAATTGGGGCTGATGGAATTTTCATGCTTTAGGAATAGTTAAGTTTTCGTGGTCAGCTACATACGATGCGGGTTTTGGCCCTGTCAAGTTCCCTGCTTCTTTAGGATTGATGCCTACAGATTCTCCCATGACGGACTTAAATTGTCCACCAAGTACGGATTTCATAGAGATATTACCCCCATTTCCCCAGATTGCGGAGTCTCCAGCCCGTCCTTCTTTCTGTTTTTGGCTCTCAAAGTGCTCACTAGCGGCTGTAGCCTCGGCATATTGCTTGTCATTTAGCTTGTTGTTGCGCTTGAGATAGCCTGACTGGTGTTCACCCTCTTTGGTGGACTTGATGTCGGTCATCTGGAAGTCTTTGGCTAATCCTTCCAGTGTTTTATCCGTTTTTGCTGT